CTGTTCCTGTATCAACACTCGCCAATGCGTTCATTGTTCTTCGAGCAAGTTGTGCGTTGGTTTCTTCGTCTTGTCCTCCAAAGAAAGCGGCTTTGTTTGTGACACTCAAACTCCTTGCCGCTATGGAAGAAATCACTCCCGAAGAAACATTTCCCTTTGCACCCAATTCCACAGCTTCGGCGGTGATGTCTATCTCCCACACTTTTGAAACAGGGTTATAGTAGGTCGCAAGTTGATCCACAAACATATTCACATTCTGAGTTGTACGAAAGGAAACACCCCCTCCTTGTAAAGGAGTTCCACTTGGAAGATAGATTGTTTGTGTTGGTCTTGTTCTTGTGAATACGGTCACTCTCCCAATGGCGTTACGACCATTGTGCCGAATGACACCAAAGTTCTGAGCTCTTTGGTCAAACATCTGATTGATCATTGTCTGAACTTGAGATGGAATACGGAGATTGAAAGCGGTCTGCAAGGCTCTCTTGTATAGAGATTGATTGACCTCTTGTGATTCCCCTGTATTATTTGGATCATCTAAGACAAGGAGTGTCGCCAAAGATTGAGAACGATGTATGAAATCCAAGATGAATCTCATTCTCTCCACCTCTGAGGCGAAAGGTTGGATGACCGTGTCCGAAATGACAGAATTTGGCTCAACTCGGAGATTGGGTTGGGTTCTCAAAATACTTGAGATGAAATTATCTCGAACATCTTGTCGAGTGACCTGTGGGAGATTGGCAACACTTGTTGTGATACTCAAAGGTTTCCCAACCACCTCTGCGGAGAAAGGACTCTCAAATTGAAGATTGAGTGTCGGATCATAAAAGACAGATGTCGCCACATAGTAAATAGGATCGGTCACAGACAAAGAAGAAAAAGAACCATTCGGAACGGTCGCAGGAGAAGAACTCCGACCTGCCTTTCTGAAATGCTTGAAAGAGAATCGTTGTTTAGTATCAAGTGCCTTGATAGAAACGGAAGCTCGAATGGTCTTGGTTGTTTCAGGAATCTCTGAGAGGGAAACCAACTTCTGTTGGAGAATCTCGCCTAGTTGTGTTCTCTGTTGGGAGGCGATGCCAAAAAACAAGGGATCGGTGACATGATTTCCCTCATCATTCAAAAGGATGTCCTCATCAAGTTCAATGGATGTGATTTCGGTTTCTTCTTGTAGGGATATTCCTGAGATAACTCGGTTCAGATTGACACGAATGTATCCTGATGCACCACCCCCTGAATCCAATGAGGCATAAAAGTTGTAGCCAACGACATAGGGTGAATCGACACCATCACAGAACACCTCAATGTGTGTGTCGAACTTTTCAAGGGAGATGTTCGTTGGAGGTTGTCCAACGACGGAAACACTCGCTTCTTTTGAATAGGTGATGTGTATTTCACAAGGGGGTGTCACATCTCCATTCGACAAAATAGCCCGAATCAAAATGGTATTGACACCATCAACCAGCTCAAATCCCTCAGGATAGACACTAGGATTTGGAAAAGACCAAGAAGAATCCTCAAAGACAATAAGGTCAGGATCTGCCACAAAAGACGAACCTCTAACAGATACTTGCACATCTATTGTATTGGGAGGGAGTATTCCCGATAAGAATTGCTCGGAGAGTGTTGTGTTGTAGATAAACTTTTCTCGGTATGCTCCATCGAAGCCTAATATAGTGGGTGTCATTATCGTACTCCAAGCGACAATCCATTTGTTCCAGCAAGTGCTATTGCACTTGGGGCGGTATAGACTATCGACAATGATATAGGTTGTTGAGAGGCGTTCTGTACGGTCACCTCAATCAAGAAAGCGGTAGGATCATTCTCGTGTGGAATGACCGTAACATTGAGAACATTCAGCAATCTCTCTTTTTGAGTGACCGTTTGGTATTTGCTTTGGGATGTTTGGGCTTTCTGAACAATCCGTAAGGCATCATTGATCTCAAATCGCAAAAAGTTTTGAACCCCCATAAGAGCCTTTGAACCAATGGCATCCAACAAGCCTGTCCCATAGAATCTGAAAAAAGGATTTGAACCTTTCTTTGTCAGCAAGGCTTTCAAACATATTTGGTAGAGCAAGTTCTCGTCCGTTATGGTTTGCAGCTCTCCATTGGAGTCTACTCGAAAATCGTTCTCCACATAGGTCGCACCACAACGCAAACATCTCTCCGCTGGAGTAGAGTAGGTCACCTTGAGAATTGGATTATTCTTCAAAGGCTGTACGAACTTAGGATATCGCTCATTGATTTTATTTGGAACTCGTTCCATTCGCCAAGCGGGATAGAGTGTCTTGCCCTTTGCCGTAGAACAGAAATCAAAACCCAATGCTTGACGAGCACTCCCTGTTATTTTTATACGACTCTCTCCTCCTCTCGATTGTCTTTCAACAAATACAAGATATCCCTCATAGTTGGTCGCCTCTATGTTTTTGAAATGGGCGTTGAGAATATCCACAAGATTGTTCGTAGAGATAGACTTAGATACGGGCAACTCAATGGTATGTGTTTCTGTGTTAGAAGAAACCACAAGTGTTGTTTCGTACTTTGGTATTCGGTAGCCACCCGAAAGGCTGCTTTGCAAGAAGGCTTGTGTGTGCAATCCACTTGGAGGAACAAGATACTTGTCATCCACTAGAACCTGAACCGTACCCGTAGAGGCGACAGGTTGAGAGATGAGCATACCCATCCGATCCGAGTCCAATGGCACTCGTTCTTCTTGGATTAAATGTGGGCAAGGAAACCCTATTTGAAAATCAAAACTCATACTCTGTTTCCGATATAGAATGATTAGTTATCTTCTTCATCTTCTTCTGCTCCAATTGCATTGAATTGTTCAATGCCCTCTTGGATAGCATTTCCGATATCTTCTCCCAAAACAGAACCCTGTTCAAGAATAGAACCTTCAACATCTGCACCACCGAAAAGAGATCCAAAATCAGAAAGAGCCTCCCATCCATTTTGGAGAGTGACACCACTTGAGCCATCAGGAACAGGATTGCCTCGTAGAGCCTCTTGTCGTAATCTCCAATCTTGGAGTTGTAGTGTAGATTCCCCTTTCACATAATCTGCGATATTGAGATCAGAGCTGAGGACTTGGTTTGTGACTTGGAAACCATAACTCTTATCAAGGGCGACCGATCCCGCTGCACCACTACATTGGAAAGGAGCATATTCTTTGTCTAGTTGAGCAAGAGAAATAGGAACATTCTCCGTAGAAACCCCATAGTCCGAACCATACTCGGTCGTCAGTTTTAGGATATCATTCGCAAATTGAAGCTGAAACATCGCCGCCACTTGACCTTCTTGTGTGGGGCTCGACTTAGCGTATGTAAGAATCTTTTCTCCCGTAAGAGTGCCATTGTCCAAAGCCTCTTTTAATTCTTGAGGTATCCCACCATCCATTGTTGCGACAGTGGAGGGATTATCGGTGATACTCTGTGCCAAAACCTCTGCAAGACCTAATCTTGTATTCCCTGAAACCTGAGCCTCTTGAGAAATATTGCTGTTTGCAAGGAATATATCCGAAATAGCCGTTTCGGGATCTTGTGCCTCTGCGAGAGCATATACGAAATCAAACATCTGTTCGGGATTCAAGTTTGCCCAATAATCAGGAGTGGTGGCGAGAACTTGAGAGAAAGAACGAAGATTGAAATCTCGCCCATAGGCGTATGTTCCAAAATGTTCAAAACCCTTGTTATCCGACACAGGAAGAACAGGGGAGTAATACCATTCCCCCGCATTGTCTAGGTTTTCTATTTCTTGCTTTTGGGGGATAGCCATATCGACCGAGCTGTTGTCGTAGTTGTACAATATTGATTTTGCGGCTTTGTCGTAGGATTCATCTTTGCCATAGCCAAATATGGAGGAGAAATTCGCTGTTTGAAAATAACTTATCCAAAAGTCATACATAGAGGTGACAAGTGCTTTCCTTGTCGCACGAAAATCTTCTTGAATATCCTCAAAAGAAACATTGGGATCTACGAGTCTTGTCCTCAAGTCTGTTTTGAACCCATCTAGCATTTCTTTGTCAATCGCCTTAGACACAAACTCAAACTTTGTCTTAATGAAATCCAACATTTGATCAAAGGTCGCCATAATGATTCTTTCCCCTATGGCGATACTCTCTATGTCAGAAAACCCCCCGTCCAACAAATAGCCTGCATCAAAAGGCACTTGTACAATAGGAATTGGAGTGTTGGTTGTTTCTCCTGTATAGTCAGGCTCAAATCTCCCGCGTCTTGTGGCGTACGCCCCCGTATAGGTCTTTGCAAGGATTCCATCTAACTCTTGTTGCCAAGTACCTTGTTCCTTTTCGGGGATATATTCCCCAAAGACTTGAACTATCTTTGTCAAAAAGATTTTTGTTCTCTCAACAACCCCCTTAAACTCCAAGCCACCATGTTGAAAAGATGTAAGGTCCCTACCCCAAAAAATCTCTCTAAATTTATCCCATCGGCTCTCCGCTGTTGCGAGAATAGAAAGACTTTTGAATTCATATTTCAAGAAATGCTGTCCGCGCCCCGCTCGTGGGATAGCAAACATAATTGTTCTTATTTGTGATGTCGGAATTGCCTTGTAATATTCACTTGAACCTTCAATCGGAGGAAACTTGTCGGCATCCGTTGTGCCTCTTGGCACAAGAACCTTGATGCCATATTCCGTTAGATAGATAGGATCGTTCCCATTTGTTTTGGGATCTCTGTTCGGAACACTAATTCGGAGAGTGCCATCCCCATTTGGGAGAACCTTTGTTGTTGCTAGTGGCGTTTTCAATTTTTGTGGTGCAAGGAGTGTGTTTGTGACCTCAATCTTGCCATCTATATACACCCTTGATTCATACACTTGGGATTGACCTTGAAACATCGCATAGTTTGGGTGTGTCTTTGGAATCGCATCGGTGTAGTAGCGATATGCTCCGGGTTGCATATCGTCAGGTCTGAATGAACTTTTCATGAAGCTCATCGCAGATAGGTAATTCTGTATGGGCGTTCGGTCTTTCCCGAAAGGGGTGTTCAACTTTGTTTCTCGATATCTGTCGAGAGTCGCAAGGAATAAAGTGAAAACACTCTTGCCCAAAAAGTTATTTCGTTGATTAAACTTTGCTTGAACCACCTGTAGGTCATCTCGGATATGTTCTTCATCTTTGTAAAACAAGTCTTGATCTACCATATTGCTGCCGCTCAAATTGTTCGAGAACAACTCAGGACTATCTTTGTACAATTGCATATAAGAGCTGGTTTCCCCACGATTCCAAGAACTTGTTGTTTCTCTCGCTCTCTCTGTTGCCACAAAAAGAATCGCAAAAATCTCCTCCACTTGTGAGAAAGTCAAAGACTCACTTGGGATTCCACTTTGATCGTAAAAGAAAACTGTGTCTGTGAAACCATCTGTACTACTTTGTCCTAGAGAGATCAAACCCTCCTCTGCTAAGGCTTGAAGAAAAACACGCGTTTGTTCTTGGTTCTTGTTACCCCCTGCTGAACTCCCTTTGAGATTCAAAGCAGAACCCATCACCTCTGCGGTGATTTCCCCTGAAGCAACCCATAGAGGATTCAAGAGATGAACATCAAGTGCCATTACGACATTTGGTAAGCCCATTAACTTAGGCAACCCTTCGTTGTTTCTTGTGTAGAGAGGACGAGAAGCTCGGTAGATATTCTCTAGGTCTATGTCATTGAGAGTTGGTATTTGGTCGTCTTTCACTACCATAGGTGGGAAAAACTTGGCTCGCTTTGCTATCAAACCCAAATCGGTAGTACATTCCCCACCGAAAGAGAAAGAGTGAGAGATGCTATTCACATAATAGAAACAATCAAAGGGTTCGATATACACAGGGAAACCCAATTTCATTTCAGGTCGGAGAGGAATAGAAACACTCCCCGATTGAACCTCTTTATTTTCAAGATAGAGTCTGTTGATGCAAGCGTAATAGATACTCTTTGGATCAGTGAAGAAAGTGGTAGAGAAATCTGCCTCTCTCCAACCATATTTGGCAACCAATTTCCAATCAACATACATTCCTCGATTCTCGTACTCCGAACCAAGTAATGAACCCCAATTGGCAAAGTAGCCCCCTGTTCCTTTCATTACGGTCGCGGTGGGTTCGCTTTCTGTATTGTCGAAAGAAATGATGTCTATCGCCTTGATGGTATAAACCCTACTGTCGCTCGTATCAAGGTTGTAGAGAGGGGGCTTGAATACATAGTCGCCATTCATATCAATGTAGAACTCAAAACCACTCTCTGTGCAAACCGTACTTGCGATGTCCATCTTGGTTGTGACCTGTGCCTCAAAGATATTCACTTGCCCCATTGAGCTCAGCTCTTGTGCAAAGGCTGTTTGAGCTGCAATATTATCACCCCCCAAACCTTGATCTCCTTGATAAGAACCATCTTTGTAGAGAGCGAAAGCCGATTGTTGGACATAGAACAAAGAGGATGTGGGAAAGGCATAATTTGGATTTGCGGCTCGAAGAACACCGAGCAACTTAGATATCCTAAATTTAGAATCCCCCTTGCCCTCTCCAAGACTCAACCAAGAACTCGCGTTCTTCGCCAAACCCTCATCTTTCACAAGGGCGGGATCAGCGACCGCGAGTTGTTCTAATGTCGTAAACTGACGACCATCTGCCCCATACATTTTCAACTTGGACATTGGTTGTTGGAAGCGTTTCGCCCAATACCACCCTGTCACATCCCAAAAGCTGTCTTGGTAGAGATCGGACTTGATACCAATGTTTGTGAAATCACCCAAGACGAAATCTTGAGCACCCGCATCCCCATGCTTGCTTGAGTACAAATCAAAGATAACGCTGTAAGCATTTTGACGAACATGTTTCCCTCCCACAAAGTTCATTCTCGTTCGGTCACCCGAAACCTTTGAACCAAGAGCCGATGGGTTGGTATTGATGTTCTGATATTGCCAAAAATGAAAGAGGTCAGCGGCACTCATTGAACATTCGTAGAATCCCCCTCCAAACGAGAAAGAGGTTTCTGTCACCACACCATGAAAGACTTGATAATAGGGTTTCATTGGAATGTCGCTTTCAGAGGTGTCGCCTTGTGCTTTCACAAGTTCTTGTGTTGAGAAAAAGCCTCTCATATAGATATGGACTTCTATTCCGGGATGGAGAACGAATTTGTTATCTCGAAAGAGGCACGCGTATCTGTTTGTTGGTATCGACATAGAAATAGATACATTGGCGGGCGATGTGTCCGTAGAGTTAGAAACGGTCACACTTGTGATTAAATCTTGTAGGTCAATGTTTCCTGAACAACCCGCACAAGAGGGGTACGAGGTTTCTCCATTGAACTTTACGATCATATCAGGAACAAGTCGTCTGATTTCCTTGTTCTGTACGGTCTTTGTCCAAGTCCCTGCAAATGGTCTTTTATGTATGCTCATAGAAAGAAATCCTCCCCATTTGGATTGTATAGTGGTGCCACTATACCTGAATCATCCGAAACATCCTCCATTTGAGAAACAATGAACGAAATATCGAAAGTCAGCATATTGGGTGTTTCATCTCCATACGAGAACTCAAAACTTTCAATCATCCCTCGATAGATCATTTGGTCGTATCTTATGACCAAGCCACCCACTCCCAAATGTGCCTCTGTGTCAAAAATGGTGTCGTAAAGCAAAGCAGAGTTTTGATACACTTGAAAGATTTTCATAAAGTTCTGCCAAGCCGCCGAGAGCTTCTTGCTGGCATATTGGAGTCCTGATGGTGTGTTGCTATCACTCCCCCAAAAATGTCTTTCTTGTCCAGCGATGAAACCCCCCGTTTGAAAGCTGAAAGAGATGGTAGGTTGTTCTTCACCCCACGCACGAAAGATACGATTCTTTCTTGTACGGGCAGAGAAATCTTGAACTTTTGTATATGTGACCGACATCGAATTGGGATTCACAAGAACTTGGAGCTCAGGGATATTCGCTAGTCGCAATAGTTGAACGACATAATTACTAATCTGTGTCCGACCAATGAAAGACGCATCAGGATAGTCTTGGTTTTGTTGGAAAGCACTCTCTTGCACAAAGCCATCCGATGTATAATTGCCGTTGCCCATAACATCAGCGAAAGCATTACCCAAGTTGGTGATATCTTGTTCAAAAGAAGCCCCCTCACCCCCCACACGCAAGGTTGGAATCAAGTCTTTCACATCAGCAGGGAGTTCAAACCCAATCGTAAATGGGGAGAATTTCCTGAGTTGCTCTGAGCCCCCATCAATGGGTTTCCCCACTTGTGGTTCGTAAGACAAATCAAATCTTCTTCCTGTTTCTATCAAATCCCAAGTCACCGCCACCTCTTGTAGGGAGGCACCCGTTACGACCACCTCGTAATCTGACTCAAAAGTTTGGGAGGGTTCAGATGGTTGTCCTCCGACAATCCCCATTTGATCCGTTATTGTTGGCTTTCCCATTAGAACCTCACCGATAAATCTTCATAAGGAAGAAAAGTTAAATGTTCCTCTGTATCCACTGTAAAGTTGGCTTGGAGATCTAACTTGTAGGGAGATTCAGCACTTTCCGTTACGGTGAAGCTCGTAAACCACCCATAGTAAATCACATTATCAAAGTAGAGAGAAATGATTCCCGCTTGAATCACTTGACCATTGATACCATACACCATCCCATTACTATGAAACAAAGCAAGAAGATCAAGATACTTGTCATAGGCGATAGTCTGTCGTCTTGTGCCACCATAATCAGGATTTGTGATAGCACTCACTCCCACATAAGGTCGAATGAACGCACCACTATTCATTGACATAGATATCTCTTGGGCATCATCACCCCAAACTTGTTCTACGAACCCACCCATTGTTTGTATTCTCGATATTGTCTTGGCGTAGTTGATAGAGAGCTCATTTGGATTCACATGGAATACAAATTTCACTCCCTCAGGCAACATTGAGGTTCTCCTGTCGGGAGCAAGGACATCAAGTACAACGGGCTTGCGACCAAGTCCATTGTATTCATCGTTTGGGTGTTCAAATGCACTAGGTATTCTCATATTATGCTCTCACTCCACCACCATAAGGTGTTGTTCCCATCGCACCTGAACCTTTCTTGCTCTTTAGGGTGCTTGCGATAGATTGGGCGATGTGTTTATCTCCAGCATTGACAAAGATGTTGATAACATCACCACCCCCTCCACTAGCCATCGCCTTGTCGAAGGGACCATTGGGTTTCCCATACAATAGGGCATCTTGATCGTGGATAGGTGTGATCGTACCTCGACCGAAAGCATCTCCTTGATAAACGAAATCTTCTACGGGGGGTGCTCGTCTTGCATAAGAACCAGCACTAATCAAACCCATACCAACGAGAGTGTCTCGCCTCTTATT